AGATATTCTTTATAATTATTTAAATAAACGTCAAAATTATATTAAAGATTTATATTTATGGAAACAATTACATTCGCGATATGTTGATACATATGAAATTGATAATTATAATTTAAAAATTGGAAATATAAATATATATAGAACAACAAAACACAATTATGCTGTTGCACCTTTTATAAATGAAATGTTAAATAATAATAAAATAGATTTACTGGTACATTTTGATACACATAGTGATATGAATACATTAGATAAATATAATGATATAAATAAAATATTTGATGATATAATTTCAAAAAATGATGTACATAGTAATATTAATAATTTAGAAAAAGTAATTTGGGATATTGGAATGCCAGTTACAGGATTTATTGCATTTTGGAATAAAAATAATAAAAATAATAACAATAATAAATTAAAAATCTTATGGACAGTTCCTGCATGGATTCCAATATTAACTAAAGAACCAATTGAGAATGAAACTGATTCATTGTTTTCTTCTAAAAATATATTTATAAAACAAGATAAAAAAGAAAATTCGTTAACTTATTCAATGAATAAAACAAATAATACAATTTCGTCATTTCATTTTAAAAGACTTAAATTTAAAAATAAAACAAATTGGGAACAAGTTCTAAATTATATTGATAATTCTACATTTATCTTAGATATTGATTTAGATTATTTTGTTGCAAATGGTATTAAAAAAAATAAAAGTAAATATTTAGAAGATTATGATGATATAGCTTCACATTATAGAGTAACCACAAATAATCAGATATTTAATGTAACACCGAGAGATCCATTTTATGAAAATTCTGAATTTTCAAAATATGAAAATAATATAAAAAAAGAAATTAATGAAATTAAAAAAAGAATTAAATATTTTTTTAAAGGAATTAAATATTTAAAACAAAAAGGTAAAATACCAGTATCAATTATTATATGTGATTCTACATCAGCACCTGCTAGTATATATACAAAATATCATACCCATTATAATGAATATGTACCACATGAATATGCATTATGGATACATAAAACAATATTATCTGGTTTAAACAAAATTTATTTAAATTAATTTTGTTTTGCTAAAAAATTTTTCAGGAAATTAATAACTGTAATCAAAAGTTTTTTTTTTATTTAAAGTAAATATTTAGTATTAAGTAAGTAAATGAATGTAATCAATACAATTCCTCAAAATGAATTAACATTCATCCGAGAAGAAGGGTTAGATAAGTTTTATACATTACCATTATATTCTAAAAAATGTATTGATAAAGTTGTAGAGTTATATAATATTTTAGATTGGGATTTAATTATTGAACCGAGTGCGGGTAATGGAAGTTTTCTAAATCAAATACCGAGTAATAATAAAATTGGTATTGATATAGCACCCGGACAATCAGATATAATTAAACAAGATTTTTTTGAATACTATCCTCCAATAAATATAAAAAATGTGTTAGTGATAGGTAATCCACCGTTCGGTCGGTGTTGTTCATTGGCAATAAAATTTTTCAATCATTCAGCAAAATGGGCTAATGTAATTGCTTTTATAATTCCAAGAACTTTTAGGCGTATAAGTGTTCAAAATAAACTTGATAAAATGTTTCATTTAGTATACGACGAAGAAATTTCAATTAAACCATGTTGTTTTTTCCCTCCTATGATGGTTAAATGCTGCTTTCAAATATGGCAAAAAGAACAGATAAAACGTCTATTTATTAATTTACCTAAAAAACACGTTGACTGGGAATTTTTAGCACTCGGTCCAAATGATGATAATGGTCAACCAACTCCGCCCATTGGTGCAGATTTTGCTATGCGGGCTTATGGTGGTAAAATAGGTGAAATAAAAATTAAAGATTTAAATAATTTAAGACCGAAAAGTTGGCATTGGATCAAATCTAATATAGAAAAAACTATACTAATTACCAAATTTAATCAGTTAAATTATTCAAATAGTTTAAATACAGCCAGACAAAATTCTATGGGTAGGGGTGACTTAGTTAGTTTATATACAGAGTTCTCTAATTCTAAACTTTAATAAATTTTTCCAACATTTATCATCATATTTTGGGCGAAGTGCGTATTCTTTGTTATTAGTATTATTTTTCAAGTCATGTTCTGTAATTGGTCCTAATTTTTTTTTGGTTCCATGTGCGTAATGACCATAATTCAAAATTAAATTTATTATATTTATTTTATTTAATTTAAAAATAAATAATTCACCATTTATCTCAATATTATTATTATTAATATAATAAGCGGTGAATATATATTCACATGCATGATTCATTCGTAATTGAACAAAATTAAATTTATTATTATATTTACCACCATTTGAAATTTTTAATTCTATATTTGTTTGTTTATATTGTAAATCTCCTATACACGATTCAGCTTTATTTTTAATCATTGAATATTTATACTTAATATAATATTCAATTAATGTACCCGAAAGTTGCCCTGATAATTGATTTATTTTACAATATATATGTGCAAATTTTAGAGTTGGTTGTTTTATTATTTCTAATTTATAATTTATATCACAAAAAGATAAAATCTTTTTTAATTGTATTTTAATTTCATTATTTTCGTCTTTGATGTCCATGTTTGTATTATTTTTGATTTATTTTATTTAATAATATTTATTTTTTGTAAATGTTTAATTAAATAAAATAAATCGAAAATAAAATATATAGTTAATTATATAATGTCTGTATCAAAAGGTCTAATGTATACATGGATTACCACATTGGTGGTGAGTATTATTTTTATGATTATCTTAATTTTATCATTCGGTGGAAATGAGACAGCCGGTAAAGACAAGGGGGAAGCAATAATTGGTTTACTATCATGGATTTCTTGGGTTGTATTCTTTTTAACATTTGTTGGTTGGTTAATAACCTTAGGTATGGGTAAATAAATATTCATTTTAGAGACTTTATTTTTAGACAATTATTTTTAGACACAGTATTTTAGTAAACCCATTTAAAGAAATTATATATATATATTTGAGTGGTTCCATAGCTCAGTTGGTCAGAGCACGCGGCTGTTAACCGCGGGGTCAAGGGTTCGATCCCCTTTGGAACCGTTTCTAGATTATTTTAATAAAAAATTATGTAGAATTTACAAACTTTTAAATATTCCAAAGATAAAGTACTTAAAAGATAAAACTATACATATTAAACCCATAAATAAATGTATTACTCTGAGGAGAATGACTTGTCAGATGACGAAGATGATTATTGCGAATTTCCTGATGATATTCTAAAAGAATTTGAATATGATAAAAAAATTCAAACTATAATCACTTTTAAAAACTACATTAAACATAGTCCAGAATTCATAGGTATTAAAAATATGTCTTCGTCAAAATTATTAAATATTATTGAAAGTAATGAAAGTAATGAAGTAATTAATTATAATAACTATTTATATGATGAACAAATAAAATTGTTTGATAATTTGTATAAGGAATTATATAATATTAACGGAAACTATTTATTATATAATTCTATTTCAAAAAAAATATTTAATATTATTTATATTTAAGTCTTAATTTAGTTTTTTTATACTTCGGTGTTTTTAATATTTATTTATTATTAGAACAATTAAAATTCCAAAAAGGAAATTCATCCGAATAAAACGCTTGTTCCGATGAATTCTGAGGAGGTCTATTTGCAATATTATTTGCATAAGTATCAATTCTTCCACCGAGAGGAACATCATGACCATTTTCAGTCATTCCAGAGTATTTTCTTGAATTTAACAAAACTGATGCTGGATTATTTTGATACCAATTCGCCAATCTTTCTTGTAATTTTAGTTGTGTATCCATATCATTGGTGTTTTGAGAAACTTTATTAGAATAGTTTAAGATATCATTAGTTATATTTTTTCCAACTGAATTAACCATATTATTATAATAAATTATTTTTTTTTTAATTAATAATAAAACTTATATAATACATCCTTGGCGTCGCATATCTTCTTCCGTTGATTGTTCTAATAAACCCTCGTAGATTTTATAACTAAAAATCAATGTATTATTATAAGTGAAATTTACATTATTATATTTATTTATAATTTTTAAAAAATAATCTAATTTAGTTTCTGTATCAAAAATATAAATTAATTTTCCTCTAATATCATATTCTGTATTCAATTCTCTGCTTATATAAATATTCCATACAATATAATGTGTGAAATATAATAACCATGTTGATTTTGGCCAGAGAGATACATTATTTAATATTTCATAATTATGGACTAAAAATAGTTCCCATGTCATCTTTACACTATATTTTGGTTTATTTATAGAAATATCTAATCTTAATTGAGATAATTTTTGTGTTATAGATATTATATAAATCATCAATTTTAAAGAGTTTAAAATATAAACATCTGGTGATTTATTTAACTTCCACGAATTTATCATTTTATAATATTAATAATAATTTTTTTATTATTAATAAGCTAATTAATTTTAAATACCCCCTGCCGGACTCGAACCGGCAACCTTGAGATTAGAAGTCTCACGCGCTATCCATTGCGCCAAGGGGGCATTTAAAATTAATTAAAAACTTTTACACTTATTCAATTTAATCATTTAAGCATTCAGGAAAATATTTATATACTTCTGCATTTATTTCATCAGAATACACACACTTAGAATATTTACTATTTACATAACAATTTGCTAAACACAAGGACCGATTTTTACTTAGATACTTACACGATTCCTCTATATAAACTATTCTATCTCGATTAATTTTATAATTTTCGTGTATATTATAATATATACTATTTCTTATGCATCTTTCTTCACAACTTTTCTTAAAACTTTTTTTTTCGGAACTTCACTATCACCACCTGTAGTAGCCACCGGCGCGCTCACGGGTTCAGCAGCAGGTGCACTCACGGGTTCAGCAGCAGGCGCACTCACGGGTTCAGCTTTGGGGTAATGAACTTTTAGATAACGTTGAATATTAAAAAAGGTAAGGGGTTGGTCAGGGTCACGAAGCAGTTTTCCAAGCTTACGACCCTCGTCGCAAGTATCCAGCAGAATATATCTTCGGTTATCCGGGTTCTGCAAATCGTGTGCCTTCACATATTTATTAATAGTCTGAGTAACCATCTGTCGCGCCATCTTTTCTCCCGGAGTAAATCCAAGAAATTCAGACAGTTCAGTTGTAATATCAACGGGCTTTTCAAGAGCTCCCAGTTTTCTTGGAGCATCTGGATCAACTACACGCTTTGCTCTTTTTCCTTTCGATTTTAACAATCTGAGTTTATTTACATCTTTTGTAAGAGTTTTAAGTTCCCCAGTAAGAGTTTTACTCGTTTTAGCTAAAATTTCTAATAATTGAGCCATATTGGTTAACTGTTGAACAAGTGGGTCTACGGAAACTTCATTTACTTCGGTCTTTACTTCGGTCTTTACTTCGTCAATTACTACGGTTGATACTTCTGTGCTCATTTTATTATACTTAATTATATAGCAAATCTTTAAGTCAATTTATTATAAAATATAACGGAATTACGTACTAAAATTTTCAACATTAAAAAATTTACAAATTTAAAATTTACTTAAAGATACTCAACATATATTAGTATAACCAAGATGTCCACAGTTGTATTAGCAAGCGAATTCAGTGTAGAAAATGTCTCTTTTAAAGAACCCAGAAAGAATGCTATCGGTGGTCAAAGTATCTTGTTAAATTATAATAACCCAAAAACGAAGAAGAATGGTGCATTAATTTTACAGACTCCAAAAATGAGAATCCCGTTTGGTGCTGACATTAATGAATCTGATTCGGGTGGTCTAACGAGATATTCTGTAAATGCGAGTATGGCTATGGAAGATTCAGAAAACAGCAGTTTAGCAACCTTTTCATCTCTAATTCGCGACCTTGACTCTCACACTAAACAATATTCGACTGAACAGTCTGAATACTGGTTTGGTAAAAAACAAAAACCAGAAGTTCTCGAAGAATTTTATAAAAGCGCGGAGAAAAAATCTAAAAATGATAAATATCCAGCAACACTGAAACTGAAATTGCCGGTTAAATCTGTTGGAGACAAAGTTGTACCACAATTTGATATTTATTCAGAAAATAAAGAAATTGTAAATATCTTAGATGATTCCGGTATTAATCTATCCTGTCTTGAAAAGGGTTCTGAAATTGTCGCAATTATTCAATGTACCGGTGTTTGGTTTGTTGGAAAGACACAATACGGACTTGGTTGGAAAGTAGTTCAACTAAAAGTTTACAGAAATCAAAAATTAGTCGGTTATTCTATCGTTGACGAAGACCCAGAAGAAGAGGAGGAAGTTGAGGAAGAAGAAGAGGAGGAAGTTGAGGAAGAAGAGGAAGAAGAAGCTACCGTAGAAGCAGGATAAAAAAGAATTAAAATAAAAGAACAAAAAAAGAATTAAAATAAAAGAACTAAAAAAAAAACTAAAAAAGAAACTAAAATAATTAAAAAACAAATAATAGTTATTTGTTTTTTAATTAAGTTACGTTAAAGTGTTATTTTAAATTAAGTTACGTTAAAGTGTTATTTTAAATTTATGAATAATATGTTGCTTTTATACCACACTTTTCAATAAAACTCTTACAACATTTACACGGCGCAGACATCGAGGTTTCTCCATCTTTCATAACTCTAACAACAATTAAAATACTCTGCTTAAGATTTTCCTTAGAAATATTACGGAGAGCATTCTTTATAGCATCTACTTCGGCATGGATTGTCCATTTATTAACTCTATTTATATTTTCGGTTGATTCTTTATTGTATCCCCTACCAATTATCTTACCTCTATAAACAACAACAGCTCCGTGATTTGAACACTTCAAGGACGAATTATTGGCACTCAAAATTGCTTCATTAATATAAACTTTCTTCATTTTAATAATTAATAACTCGTTTATAGTTTTAAGTACTATATAATTTGTAAAAATTAGTATGAAATCAGTATGAAAATGAACCAAAATTTGTAGGAGATGATTTTGGTATCATCATTACAGAAGATGTGACAATTATTATTAATACAATAAGTAATAAAAACCAAAAGAAACCAGAATTACTTGCTTCGTTTTTTAATTTTCTTTCTGATACACAATGTCTATTTATATATGTATCAAGATCATCTTTATCAAATTTAATAGAGCCACTATTATGGTTTCCCTTCGCAGATTTATAACTACTCTGGTGTATTAAATCAAGTTCGGATGAACTTTCATTTAAATCCATTTCACATATTACTTTTCTTCCCATTTTAATATAATATAACAATAATATTATATTATTTATTATTTAACAAATTTTAATTAATTTTAAAAAAAAATCAATATTATTATTTAAAATCAATTGAAATATTATAATATAATGGTTTGTATTGAAGATACTCGGCAGTATTATATCAATAAATTTAGTTTAAGTCTAAACTTAGAAAAAACTGATGATATTATTATCGGTTTAGAAAAAGGTATATTTAATAAATGCGAAAATTTAAAAACACTTTCAGATATATATTATAAAAAAATATATATTCAAACAGGAAGAAAAATATTAGCAAATATAACATATACACCAAATTCTGACATGGTTCGAGAAAATATATTCTCCAAATCGTGGAAGGCTGAAAACATTGCAAATATGACACACGAAGAATTATATCCTGAATTTTATTCAAAATTAAAATTAAAAATTATGGCAAAATATTTTTCCAGCAAAACAGAAGAACCAAAGGACGGATTAATAAAATGTAGATACTGTAAAAGTATGAAAACTGTATATACACAAGCACAAACACGTAGTGCGGATGAACCAATGACAACATTTGTAACATGTTTAAACTGTGATAAAATATTTAAATTTTAATTTAATTTAAATTTAAATAATAAAATGAAAAATAGAAACACTTATCGTATTCAAAAACAAAGAAAAATTACAAGAAAAGAATATATGCAAATTAAATTATATAATAATATATTCGATAATTATTCTTTCGAGAATTTAGATAATATTATTAAAAAAATTTGTGTCAGATTTTATGATGATAAATGTCAAGATATTTTTAATGAATTCATAATAAATATGTTTTATACATTTACATTATTAATAAAAAATGTCGACCTTAATTTAATTAATAATTTTAAAAAAAAATCAAATTATATAAAAGATACTGCTTTTTTACCAATTAATTTAAAAAAAGATTCAGAAAATATTAAAATGTTTTTATATTTAATGCAAGATCATTCATTTGGAGAATTTAAAGGCGCAAATTTAGCTTATTTGACATATGAAATTGCATTTATTAATTGAAAGTTTAATTTTATAGAAAGTTTAATTTTATAGAAAGTTTAGTCTTATTGAAAGTTTAGTCTTATTTAAAGTTTAGTCTTATTTAAAGTTAAATGGGACGTTTTGATAATTATCTCAGTATAAAAAATATGTCAATCATTGAATATATTAACACTTTTAACAATATGTCTAATCAAAATACAATTCCAAAAGAATTAAAAAACTGTAATTGTTGTGATAATCATAAAATTATTTTTAAACAAAGTAAAAGTAAAAGTAAAAAATTAGATTGTACATGTCCATGTAGACATGTAATAAGAATATTATTAAAACAAAAAAATATTTATTTAGAAGACAGTGATTCTGAGTCACTTGGAAGTCAGGATTCTAAAAGAAGTTCTGATTCTGATTCTGATTCTGATTCATTTATTGACAAAGATGATGATGATGGTATTTCTCCAAAAGTTCGAGAAATACTTGATAAAATTAAAAAAAAAATGAAGAAAAATTGAAGAAAATAATATATTGTAATTTTAATGAAACTTCCGATAATTAAAAAATTTAAATCAGATAATATTATAAATGCGTTTGTACTCGGGTCTATATTACAAAGTATTATATTTAGTCTAGCTTTTGTATTAAAAGATTATATAGATAAATTAAATATAAATAAAATTATAAATTTTATTATTTCTGTAATATTTATTTTTGTTATAACATTAATGTCATATTTTATAATGTATATGTTATTTGATTTTGGTGGAGGTATGCTTATTAACTAAGTAAGTCTGTAAGTAAGTAAGTAAGTAATTAACTTAGTAAATATGTGTATAAATATAGTGCAGAAGATACAATTGTTGTAATAATTAATTCATTTGTTTTAACATTACATTTGTAAATTTTGGATACATTAGATATTGAAATATAAGTAATTAAAAATAAAAGTCCAATTAAATAATTACCAATTGAAATATTACTTATTCTTAATATTAAAATTAAGATAATCACTTTAATTATCGTAAGTATTATCTTTGTTTTAAGAGAAACTTCACAATTTGTTAAATACATAACACATATTATAAATAATCCGGGTAAAACAGACCACGAAATTAAGTCAGGCATATTTTTAATCAAATAATAAAGTAATAGATATATAAATTGATATATCAATATTATAGAACTTATTTGAATACTACTATTCATTTAATAATTATCAATATTTTAATTATTCTCCATTTTTAATTATTCTTCATTTTTAAATAAATAAAGTTAACTTAACATAAGAAAAATCAACATAACCAACAATAAAGCCCAAGAAGCAAAAATGTATATTCTATTTGATGATATATCATCATTCATTTTTTCTTCATTAAATTGAACTTGTGAATATAATTCTTTTTGTCCTAATTGAAATCCTTGTAATAAACCTGCATCTAATTTAGTTTCATTTTGAATCACGCGAATATTCATCGCTTGCGAAAATGCCTTAGTCTCTTCATTTATTGATGCAATTTGTTTATTTAAATTATCTAAGGCGGTGTTCGCTTTCCCCCCCGCAGCACTTTTTATAAAACCCCCTACACCAAATAGATTCGCGACGGCATATCCAAATGTTTCACCGAAATTTCCCGCTTTTGTAGCATCGTTAGTACATAACGAAGAAGTCATTTAATAAATAATAAATATATTATTTTTTTATTTTTTATTATTTTTTATTATTATTTTTTATTATTATTTTTTATTATTTATTTTATTATTTTTTTATTTTATTATTTTTTTATTTTATTATTTTTTATTTTTATTTATTATATTTATTAATTATTAAATGGCGTTCTTCGGTTTCGAACTAATGGAAGTACTTGGTACTGCAATGCTTGGTGGTATGGGTATTGGTGCAACCGGTAGTGCAATAAAGAATTCAACAAAGGGTGTCGGTGATGCATGTAAAAAATTAAATTCCGCTAATGCAAACGCAAAGTCAACGAGAGAGATATGGACAAATATTGCTAAAAGTCAGGGTGAACTCAATGCTAAGATAGTTAATTATCAACACGAGATGGCTACACAAACAAGTATTTTACAAGATGCAATAAAAACATATCATGATATATTTAAAAAAAAACAATTTGTTATGGATATATCAATTGTTATATTCATATTTTGTATAATATTAATTCTTTTATTTAAATATTTTAAAATTATCAATAAAATTAGATCATTATTTGGATTATAAAAATAATAAATGAAGTTTATTTCAAAATAATTATATTTTCAATTATAAGAATGGACCATCCAGGTGAGGCAAAAGGTGAGGCAGGCGAAGCTGTCGGAAGTCCGACTGACCCGACTGCAGCAGAGACACAAAAGGCAGCGGATGCGGCAGCGGATGCGGCAGAGGCACTTTTTAATGATGATAAGTATAAACAAGCATTTGATACATTAACAAAAGACTTATATGATACAACTACGCCTCAGTATCAACAATTTCGTAAAAACTTAGGGGACAATATAGCTAAAAATTTAAAATTAAAAATAGATGACCCAAGAATTGAAAAAGTTCTGGGAGTATTTGATGATATTAGCACAGAAACACAAACAGAACTTGGAAAAAACAAACCATATGAGGACGCATTAAGGGCTGCAAAAAAAACTATTTCAGATAAGATGTCTAAAAACCCAAACTATTCTGGTGGTGAAGATTTTGCAGATTATACAAGAAAAACTGGGGCAAATCTTGCAGATTTATTAAAACAATTTAATGGTGATTTACATTCTAAATTGTTAGAAAATTTTAAAAAAGTAGGATTAGATACAACTATGCCTAATAGTGACTACGGTGCTAATGGGAAGAAATTTAATGACGCACTTAAAAAAATATATGATGGAATAGATGGTTTCTCAAATGATGAATCTTTTCGTGAATTAGAAGAAAAATGGACAAAAAACCAAAATCTTGCAGACGCGAACGAAGGAAAAACAACTGGTAAAGAACCTCTTAAACTTAAAGATTTTATGAAGGCGCTTTCAGCATTTCTTTTAGTTGGTGGTAGTATATTTGGTATATTTGCTCTTGTTGAGTATTGTATTGCACACAGTGGTTGCAATTATGTATACAGAGCGGACGATATTATGGAAGAAGAGCATGAAAAATTGGTGTGTAGTTCGACACCTAATATTATTTCATATTCAGCTGAAATATGTCATTGTAATACGGATGGTACTACTCGTGCTGCTAAAACAACTCCCAAACCGACTGATTGTAGTACGTCTAAGACAGAACCTTCGGTTGAATATATAAAAACTAACAGTTCCGCCGTTGATAGTAAATCGAATAAAAAGTATAGTTGTCAAACAGACTTAACAAAATTTCCCTATAGTTATTACACATATACAGTAATGACACCAATAGATGCTTTATTTGATATTGGTTCTAGAAGTTATAATGCTGTTGCTGGTGCAGGCGAGGGGTTATTGAAACTACTGATAAAAATTTGTAAATACGTTGGAATAGGTATTGCATCTTTATTAATTATGTATTTAATATATTCTCTAATCAAACATTTTCTAAATAAATCTAAAACCGTAAAATCTGAAACTGTAAAATTCGGAACAAAAGGACAATATAGATTAAAAATTGACTCTGCTATACCAGTTTCAAGAATTAAACAATATAAATTTGGAAGATACAGAAACTATTAAGTAAAGTAAATAAATAAGTAAAGTTAAGTAAAGTTAAGTAAAGTAAAGTAAAATAAGTAAAGTTAAAATAAGTAAATAAATAAAATAAAGTATAATAATACTCATTTATGGAGTCTTACTATACTTTAAAAAATTATCCCAACGTTGAGGAGATAAGAATTAAAAAATTAAGAATACCACCAAATTGGAAAGATGTTAGAATATCGAAAGACTCTGGAAATAAAGTTCAGGTGACTGGAATTGATGCTAAAAATAGAAAACAATACATATATCATCCAGTTTGGATATTATTTTCAAAAGAATCTAAATATCTTAAAATTGATTCATTAAATTTTAATAAATTTACAAAAGTTGTTAAGGAAAAAAGTAAAGAAAATAGTAAAGAAAATAGTAAGGAAAATAGTAAAGAAAATAGTAAGGAAAAAAGTAAGGAAAAATTATTAAGTAAAGATTACATAATAGCTAACATGTTTATATTAATGAAAGACTTAAATATTCGAGTTGGAAATGAAATATATTTAAAAGATAATGATTCGACTGGACTCTGTACTATGCAAAAGAATAATTATTCTATTAAAGATGGTTCTTTTAATTTTAAAGGTAAAAGAGGAATAATTCATGTTAAAAAATTAAGTAAAGAACATATAATTTTTATTAATAAATTAATAGGTATTCCTGGAAAATATGTATTTCAATATATAGAGAATAATAATTATTGTAAAATAATAGCGGCAGACTTAAATGAATTTTTAAAAAAATATGTCGATGAAAATATGACATGTAAAGATGTTCGAACATATTCTGCAAATAAAATTTTTAGTAAAAAATATAAGGAATTACTTAAAAAGTCCGACCCAAAAGCGCGAATTAATGCAATTAAATATACGGCTGAACAATTAGGTAATACTCCAAAAGTATGTAGAGATTCTTATATTAATCCGGAATTATATTAAATTAATTTTATTATTAATTATTAATGTTGATATTATTAATACTTATAATACTTTTGATATATACAGAATTTAATACAAAATATATAATAAAAAATGAAATTAAAATAAAATCCGGTTCATTAATCGTATGTTCGCATGATTATGAACACAAAGATATATTTATTACTTTACAAGAAATAGAAAAAGAAAAAAAAGAACATTTTTATGTACTCTTCGCAAATGAATATTGGAATTATTTAATTGAACCATTTAGACCAAATAATACTGAATTTATTTATGTAAAAGATAATACAGTAAATAAATTAAGTAATAAATTAATACTTGGATATAATGTCGTACTTTTTTTATATAAACAAAACAATTCGAGTGGTGTATATCATATTTTAAAAAACACAAATGCAAATCTTGGTCTATTTAAAATAAAAGGAAATCTTATTGGTTCCAATCATTATAATTCATCACATTTTGGAATATTATTAGATAATAAATTAAGTAAATATTCACTTAAATATCGGGATTATAATTATTCATTAAATTATTCTCCAAAAATATTTATGAATAAATTGAAAAATAAATTATATTCTTGATTAACTTATTGGAAATTTAACATATTTACATTTTGATAAATTTGGATTTATTTTTTTAAGAAAATCTTTTAATTTTTTCCCACTATTTTTAAGACCATAATTATTTATATAGTGTTCTCTCGGGGAGTATTTATCTTTTTTAATATTTTCCATCAATGTTTGAACTTTCTCCGATATATTATTCTCATTAAATCCGACACCAGTCTTATCGTTTAAATATTTCCAACCACATAATATATTATCATATAGAAATATAGGAATATTTAATGATAACGCCTCGGTTAAAACTCTTGGAGATGCCTCTTCTAAATTTGGCAAAAGAATAAATTTTGTCTGTCTCATTTTATCAAGAAGTTCTGTATATGATAATAGTTTAGTTACAGTTACCAAATTTAGATTATCGACTCTTACTGGACAATCATCACGCCCAACTATTAAGCCTTTATAACCCAATTCGTCAGTAAATATTTTAATACATTTTTGAGCTAAGGTCCAATTTTTATAATAATGATACCACCCATCATCACAACTATTTCCATCTTTTGGTTGAATAGTTATGTAATCATATATTTTATTATTATTATTTTCATTTGGTTTAACATAATCAGTTTCACAAAAATCGGATTCTGATATTAATATTTTTGGAATTCCGGATTTAATATATTGGTCCGGTTCTTTAAAGCAAGAACACCAGCCTAATACATAATCCTCTATTTTTTTTCCATTAATTAAAATGTTATTTTCTATATGACAAGAACCGTGTTTATTATCACAGACTCTCGGAAAAGACAGATTACTTGAACACCCTATAAATTTAATTCCACTATTATAATATTTTAAAAATTGTTCTTTCTCAGACTCTGTTATTAAATAAGCTCTAATACATAACATATTAATGTTTTTTCCTTTCTCGTCCTTTAAATTTATATAGGGCCATTTGACGTCTGGTATACTTTCTTTACTTTCTTTACTTTCTTTACTTACTTTACTTTCTTTACTTACTTTACTTTCTTTACTTTCTTTACTTTCTTCGTGACCTTCCAGTAATTTATATTTATTATTATACTTTTGAATACTTATTAATGTAATAACCACAATTATTATAATAACTATAACAATCATTATTTAAAATAATAATATATTTTAAATAAATGAATAAAGATTTATATTATGGACTTACGTCAGGAATATTATCAACAATCATATGTAATCCACTTGATGTAATAAGAACACACAAACAATTAAATATTAAATACAAAAATTCAATAAGATATTTATATAGGGGGCTTATACCAAGTATAATATCTATACCAATATTTTGGGGTATTTATTTCCCCTTTTATAATAAATTGAAAAATAATAACATATTTGGCTCAGGTTATATCGCATCATGTTTTGCGTCAACAATTACATGTCCGATATTTTTTATTAGACATAAATATCAAATTAGTAATTCGTTTAATACATTATTGTATTATAATAAAAATGGAATATACCCATTCTATAATTCACTTATTCCAACATATTTAATTAATATATCAATGTTGTTTCAAATGCCAATATATGAATACCTTAAAAACAAATTTGGAAATAACACAAAAAATATAGTTGGAATAACCATTTTTTCTAAAACTATTTCAACAATTATAACATATCCGATGGATACAGTCCGAACAATTAAAAGAAATGAAATCAATTTATCTTTATTAAAAATAATAAAACAATTAAATAAAAATAAAAGTATGTATTATTCCGGTATTTTAATATATTTAGCAAGAGGGTTACCATCGAACATTATAACATTTTGTACATATGAATATTTAAAGAATAATTAATAAAATAATAATATTATGTATTATTATGATGGATAGAGAATATCATTTTGGAAAGATGTCGTTGCAAAAAAAAGTAATGAAATTAAAATACTCTAAGGGTATTTCTTTACAGGAAGCATGGGATGAAGTTTTAAAAAAGAATAAACCAAAGACTCATTCGCGTAAATCATTAAGTCCTGAAAAATTAAAAAAAAAAATGTTAGACACAATGTCATTAAAAAAATTAAGACTTTTAGCGTTAAAATATAAGGTATCAATTTCTAAGAAAAACTCAGAAGCATTAATTAAAAAAAGTACTCTTTTAAATAGACTTAAAAAACATAGAAGTATTAAAAAAATACTTGAATCAGCTAATAAAATGAAAAGAACTAAATTTGGGCAAACGATGGGTTACCCACCATTAAATACACCAACCGAATTAGCTACGGGTATGCCATATAGTGATTTAAAAAAAAGATATTTACACACGTCTGTCTCTCTAACAGGTGGTAATTTATATCCCAATAGAGTCTTACCACCTGGGTCGACTTTACCAAGCCAACAAGCGTTTGGTCAGTATTTTCATTAAAGGGGGGAACTAACGGGGCTCGTGGATATGGCATGACTGGTTCAAGTTATACTCATAAATTAAATATTGTTAGTCCCGAAAATAAAAATTATTATTATGATACATTGTCGCCCCCTCCTGTAAGTACAAGAGCGACCGTAGGTAGTGCCCAAGGTACACAAGATTATTATAATTCATTAAAATATGATTAAATACAAATTACAAATTAAATTAAAAATTATTTTAAATTAAAACTTAAATTAAAATAATTTTTAATTATATAGAGACTATGAATATCGAAAGTTTATTCGGAGCACCAAAACGTAAAGCCAGTCCAAAACGCAAAGCCAGTCCAAAACGCAAAGCAAGTCCAAAACGCAAAGCAAGTCCAAAACGTAAAGCCAGTCCAAAACGTAAAGCAAGTCCAAAACGTAAAGCAAATGTAATGACAGACGCTAAATTACGAAAATATGCAAAAGATCACGGTGTTAATTTATATAAAAGCGTTGCTGGACGTGTTAAATTAGTATCGCGTGCAACATTATTAAAAAGATTACGTGATGCTGGACTATCATTAAACAAAAATGTTCATAATGTTCCTAATGTTTTTGTAAATCCAAATGTACCATTATCTCAACAATATGAAGAACCCCTGGTTTTTGTAAATCCAAATGTACCATTATCTCAACAATATGATCCCCCCACGGATCATCGGGGGATGCCCTTACCGTATGAAGAACCCCCGGTTTTTGTAAATCCAAATGTACCATTATTTGGTCCCACTGACCATCGGGGTGAAGAACCCCGTTTTTTTGTAAACCCAAATGTACCAGAACCAGTAAATCAGGATAATGTTCTAACACGTGAAAAATTTGAGTGGGATGATGATGACCCAGACGACGGACCAGATGAATTAAACCTTCAACAAAACGTTGAAGAAAGCTATATGATGGATTTTGGGTTAATTCATAATGGGCGTAAGAGAAAAATACACAGAGGTGTTAATGGCGGATTATATTATATTTCAAAAGGAAATAAAGTATACGTTAAAGCCAGCCCCAAACGCAAAGCAAAACCAAAACGCAAAGCCAGCCCCAAACGAAAATCCAGCCCGAAACGCAAAGCCAGTCCAAAACGTAAAGCCAGTCCAAAACGCAAAGCCAAACCGAAACGCCGGTAGAATAAAATTTAAATTGAATAAAAGTAATAAAAGTAAGAATAGTAATAATAAATAATTTAAATCTAATAATAAATTTATTAGATTTAAATTTTATTTAAGTAAGATATTAATTAATATAAGATAATGCTTGTAAATAAGAATCTGCGAGGTCATCTTGTTTTTTATGACTATTAAAAAAAGTTAAAAAAGAATTATCTTTTAAAAGAATTTTAGTTTGTGCTATTGCGAGTTTTTTATTAATAGTGTATTTATTTTTATATACTTTATCCAGTTTTATTTCACAAAATTTCAATTTATGTTTTGCGGAATAATAAATAATTTTAATTTTTTTATTTAGTTCGTGATTTATTCGAAGTGTAAAATAGACATATATGGCTGTACTTATAATTCTCATTTTTGGATTAAATGATGGCTGTTTTTCTATTAATATTAAATCTGTCTCAATTAAATTTGGTATTGAATCTAATTCAGAAATTAATTTCAATATTTGATTATCTGAACTACAATCAATCACATTCCAATCTAATATTTCCTTCGTTTCAGAATCTAATTGACAATATGCTAAATTTTTTATTCCAACATCAAATGAAAGTATAATCATTAACTTAAAGTATTTTATTATTTTTAAGTCGCTTTACTGTTATTTTGAAAAGCTGAAAAATTTATATTTGATTTTTTCTCTTTTTTACCAAGATCTTTTATTGACCAAGATATATAAATATATTCATCTGTTAATCTAATTATATAATATCCCTCGCTTTTCAATTTTTTATATATATATTTATTAACTACGGATAGATCATAAGGAATAGAACCTATTACAAAACTCGGAATTTTATAAAGACATTCAGTTTTACCAAAATTTGCGTAGGTTTGAATTCTATCTTGTGTCTGTAAAAGTAATTTATCTTTTAATTGTTGTTCTCTATCTGATTTTTTTTTTTGAATAGTAATTACATCTTCTACGTTAGAAGAAAACATTATAATAATACTTATTATTTTTTTGTATATATTAAATACGACAAAAAATACTTCTAAATATGATAATAATTTATATTATTAAATGTAAAATATGCATTTATATCTTGAATACTTGGTAATTTAATACACAAACAATTTGTTAATCCTTGTAAATCCGGCCATTGGTCTCCGACTGAAAGTATTATATTTTCTTTTAAACTTAATTCTTGTTTAAATGACACTTTAAAATTTATGTCAGGATAATTGGGATTATGATATATTTCATCAAATGGTAAATTGTGATAATTTAAATTATTTACAGACCAAGAATAAGATCTGGTTGGTCTTGCTGTTAATATTATAATTTTAAAACCGAGATTTCTACATAATCTTAATATATTTCCGATTTGTTTTATTTCTTGAAGAATATTTCGATCTTTTAAATATAATATATTAGCTGGGTCTGTATATAAAAGAGTATCATCAATATCAAATATAACAGTTAATCTTTTATTTAATAAAGGAAAATTGATAAGATAATTATATAATAATAATTCAATTTCATTTAATTTATTTTTATAATTTCCATATAATGGCCATCCATTATGATAATCTTTTATATTATTCATTAATTATAATAATTATTTTTAATCTGAATTATAATCAGTAGAAATATTTGATGCATCTGAAAATAATACTTTACTTATTGGTTTAATGGGAATATTTAATTCTTCTTGTGTTTTTATTATTGTATTCATATTCCCAGGTATTGGTCTGGATGTATTAATTAGTTTAGTATTATTTTCATCGTCCGGTGATTCTTCCTCGTCAAGAAAGTCCTCTTCATCAGGAAAGTCCTCTTCATCTGGACATTGTTCTATATTTGAATAATTTTTTATATTTGTTTTATTAGTATAATCCGATTCCTTTGGGTCTTCGGGGTCTTCGGAGTCTTCTTGGTCTTCGGGGTCTTCGGAGTCTTCGGAGTCTTCATCGCGTTCATCATATTCAGATTCATTCGTTTCGTTAAATACTCCGGATAAATATTCTAAAAGTATTTTATCGACAGGAATTTGATTACGTATTGTATCTTCTATACTATTCGATATAATATCGATTACTATTTCTTTTTTATTTAAAATTAATTCTGGATTATAATATATTTTTTCTGATATCATTATTATTATTTTATGCAAAAATAAATCTAAATTTGGAACTTTAACAGAAACATTTTTAGAATTTTTTTTTAGTCTAACACATGCTAATATTTTAACATGACTAACGAAAATAACTGTTATTAAATCCAATAAATATGGTATTTTTTTTTTTATATTTTCGGTATTGTTTTCTAATATTATATTATTCCAGTTTGGAATTCTTTTTAAAAGTATTTGATAATTTTTTAATGAGATACTTCTTTTCTTCTTCATTAATTGTGATTCTTTATAAACATTAAATACAATCGAATATATTTCAGGACTTAAATTATATACTAATTGTTTTGTATATTCATCTTTTGCCGCAACTAACACGTTTACGTTTAATGTTTCTTTCATTGATTATTGTTTAATTATTTATTATTTATTATTAATAAACTAAATAAAAATAATTGCTAAATTATATTATGTCATGCGACTTAAAAAAAAATGTTTCTTGGACTATTAATAAGGATAAAATAAATAAAATTCTTCTTAATAAAAAAAACGGATTACTTTGGTCGAGTGTAGAACATGCTGGGGAAATCTTTTTTGACAATTATAATTGTAAAGAAGATATATGCGACAAGAAAATAAATAATATAACTTTCAAAAACGGGAATTCAGACTCTGTAATGACACCACTTTCAGTTATTAATTTTCACACTCATCCATTAAGTTGTTATATTGAGGCTGAGACTATATGGGGATGGCCATCTGGTGAAGATTTAAAAGAGTGTATTAATTTTGCAAAACATGGTAATTTAACACATATTATATTTGCAGTTGAAGGTACATATATTATTGATGTTAATAAAAAATTACTTAAATCACTAACTGACAAATTTAAAAATTTAATTGAAAAATTATTTCAATATACACATAAATTTAGAATGTACTATAATGATTCTGATTATTCATTAGAAGAAGAATTTGAAACACTTTATCTTAAACCGGTCGGACTTAAATTTGAAAACAATTTACAAACGTCTTGGTTAAGTCTTATTAATAATTTAAATTTATACAATTTAAATATACTTGTAAAACACGTTAAAATAAGTAAAGATGATATTTTCGGTAAAAGCGGTATTTCAATTAAAAATAAAGAGTATATTTATAATATAACCTTTATTCCAAATAAAACTATTCAATGGTCCAACACCTCGAAGGATAAAATATTTCAAAAATTAAAAAATTGTAAAATAACACTACCAGATAAAATAATATATTCTGCCCCATTTATATCTAAGGACTGTAAAATTAAATATTAATTATTTTTTTTTCTTTTAAATTATCAACAATATGAAATTCTAATACATTTCCGAAATTTATTAGAATTCCATCATTTAGTTTTAAATTAATTAAGTATTGATTCAACTGAGTAAATTCTTTTTTTGCTACTAAGGTACTCTGTGCTTTAAATTCTAATACACATTTAAATGGTTCATATATTACTATATCCGCTCTCGTAAATCCCAATTGTACACCCATATATTCGATTGGAACTATAACTTCTGTACCAAATAGATAATTCTGGGCTCTTAAATGAACAACCATCGCATTTACGTAAATATGTTCCTTATATCCAGAACCGAGTGTATTAAAAATACTCTCACAGTATATTTTCAAATTATTATAATGATCAGTCATTTTTATTAGTGTAAATCAATTCTTTAAATTCCACTTCCAATTGGACTTGGATTTCCGTTTGAATATGCCCCTGTACCATATGTACCAAATGATGGACCACAGCCTTCTAATGGACGCCGTAATATATCTGGTTGTATTGTCGAATTCAACCATGGGCTTACATTTAGAATTGGGTTTGGGGGTAAAGAACGAATATCTAAATTTGCATTTCTCAATGAACCCGTTGTATCAAACCCAATCTGAGCACTTGGTGTTAAAAATGTTTGAGTTGTAAGTGCATTCTGATTACAATCTGAGAATCCTTCAACGTTCTCTGAAACATTAACGGGTAATAAAGAAGAAGCTAATCCACCACTACCTGGTTGTCCTAAGGTTGAAATACCAAATGTATTTGAATTTTGTGCGCTATTCTGTGCGCATAAACTTAGATTTTTCATTCTCGAATTATCTCCGGATGCAGCAGAAAAATTACCAGGACCAGGTAAATTTACAGTTGTAGCACCGATTAAGTCGAAATTATGCTGATTTGGAGTATTTGCCGCAAGTTGATTTTGGAATGTTTCGTACATTTGTCCTGTCATATTATATCCATTGTTTGATGGACCAATTATTGGCTGTTCAAAAAAATCCCCTGTTGGAAAGTTGTTAGTATTTGAATTAAGCTTGTCCATCGGATTTTCTGGGTCTTTTGGTTGTTCTTGGTTATATGTATGATTTTCCTCTCCATAATTTTCTACAACATCAAATTTGTCTTTAATAAATTCCATACTAAGAAGGGCAATTAAAGATAATGTTAAAACTACCGATATTCCTGAAAAATTTCCCATTTATTATAATAATATATATTTTTTTTATTTTAAAAACTAATTAATTAATTATTTACTTACTTATTTAGTAATTTTAATTAATTTTAGATTAGTTTCTAATTCTTCTTCTTTTTCACAATAATTATCAGACAAATCCTCGATAAATAAATATTCTTTTGTATTTAATACTGGTTCTTTATATTTTATTTGAAAAATTTCCCAATACGGCATACAATATGTTTTATAAAAAATCATTTTTGTGCATTTAATTAAACATATAACAGAATCATTCTTTCCTAATTCTGATATATTTACAGAATCTTTGTGTTTATTATAAATATTCATTTTTTTTGAAATATTTGAAGTAAAATAATTATATTCTTTTTTAAATTTAAAAGAGTTTTTATATATATCTTCTGTTTCATCAACTGTGAATGATTCTTCAAAATATTCTGAGGAATTTGAAGATATTAATTCTATCATTTTTTTATCAAAAGAATTAAATAAAGATTCTAACTTGTCATTAATTAGTATACTAATGGTTTTATCATTTAGTTTTAAAATATTCAATTTCGGTGTTTGAATTACAAAATTTAATTTTGAATAATAATAATCTTCTTCTTTTTTTGGTTTATCAAGAACAATCGAATCTACTGAATATTTATCAACCGTGTTAATTTGCATTTGATTATAATTATTATCTTTATTTATTTTCAGTACTCAAAACGCGTATATTTTATAATTCTAATAATTGTGAGATATTTATATTATAATTCTGGTCAATTTTAAAGAGTATTATAATTTTATTACTGTTGGGAATATTTATAATATCACCATTTTTATTAAATATAGTACTGTTATTATTTAATTTAAATTTAATTATTTTATTATTTTGTATATCAATAATTACTATTTTATTCTTTGTAAATTTAGTTTCCATTATTTCAAACATGCCGAGAAAAGTTATATGTGATTGAGTATTATTTAAAATTATTTCTATATATTTATTACGCCCTTGTTGTATTATAGAATAATTATTTATAACAGGTGTCTGTATTAAAAAATCGGTAATTCCGTCATAACTTAAATGGTCATCAGTATTAGATAATTTTTCAATATTAAATTTATTATATTTAATATTCATTTATTTTTATAAATAAATCAATATTATATATTTTACGAATTAATAAATTAATTTCCGAATATTGTACTATCAATTACTCCCGGTAATACATCGCGCCCATTATATGAATTAATTGCATTAGTAAATTTATGATTATCCTCAAAATGTCCAACAAATCCCAATTCTTTTGTGCCTTTATTTAAAGTATATCCCGGTCTATCCAAGGGCATTGGTAAAGTTGATATATCATTTAGATAATATTCTGTCATATTTAAAGTACTCATAATACTTTTTACATATTGTTCTATTGTTATTTTATTTAAATTACCAAGAATACTTCTAAAAGAGCACCCAGTATCTTTTGAAATATCGTTGCGGGGTGAATTTAAAAACACTCCCTGAGAATTATATACTTCTAAATAATTACCAACCATCATATTCAATAACATACTTACATCTTGTTTTGTTTCAACTGTTATATTTCTGGATTCTTTTACATGTTTAATAACATTATTTTGTATAAAGTGGACATTTATTTTAGAAAAATAATATGGAAGTAAATATGGGTCATTTAGTCGTGTAGATTTATATGCATAATTTTGATATTCATCATAAGTATCCTTGTAATCGCTTTTACCTGGATTATTTTTACTTAAATCTAATTCGCTTAATGTATTTGTATTCCATGTATTATCAATCTGAGCAGCACCAAATGGGGTAATATCAATATTTCCTTCATTTGGTTTATATATGTGTTGTTCTTGTATTTTTATATCTGAATACGCATTTCCATTATCAGTAGTCTGTGGATAATTTGGAGCCGGATTATAATTACCAGAACCCCGAATTTCAGATACACCAATATGATTATCTGTTGAATATATATAACTTAATGGGTTTACCCCATCTTGGTTTGTATGATTATAATTTGTTAGTAATGGATGAACATTTACATTATAATTATTCATTTATAATTAATAAATATTTTAAATTAAATTAATCTTTTAAATACTTAATAGTATTTAAATAGAATATGTATATTATTTTAAATATATGAATAATTTTAAATTATCAAATAAAAAAATACATAAAGACAATCGTTCAAGTATAGAAAATAAACATGAGGAAAAAATGAAAGAAATAGAAGACTATTATTTAACGCTTGAATCTAAACAAGATAATTTGATTAATTTAAAAGAAATTTATACAGTTTTATTACAATCGCGTGATAAAATTAAAATACAAAAACGAATGCAAATTAAATGTGATATAGAAGAACTTGAAACAGAAATATATAATATAAATAATCAAACTGAACTAATTGATTATTTAGCCTCTGCGATGACTTTTTTAAGAGATATAGATAATCAAGACACAACAAGTTTAAAATGTAACGAAGAAACAGAGCAAAACAGTATATTAAATTATGTTACAAAGATTGGCGAAACTAATAAAGGTAAAGAGTATAATAGATATATAAATAAATGTTTCAAGGGATTCTCAGATTCACCAAATGAAAATAAAAAAATATGTAAAAACTGTGAATCATCTGATTTTGAACATGATCACAAAGAAAGTCAGATTATATGTTCTAATTGTGGTATAATTATTGATAATATCATGAATCAAGCAAATAATTTAAATTACGCCGATACATGTATTATAGAAAATACTGTTCAACCATTTTTTTATCAGAGAAAAAATCATTTTAAAGAATGGTTAAACCAATTGCAAGGAAGAGAAGTAACTGTTATTCCCGATTCTGTAATAGAGTTAGTTCTTTTAGAAATCAAAAAAGAAAGAATAACAGATATAAATGTTATTACATCAATTAAAATGAAAAGTTTTCTAAAAAAATTAAAATTAAATAAGTATTATGAACATATACCAAATCTAATAAATAGAATAACAAATAAATCGCCGCTGGAAATTAGTGTAGAATTTTATGATATTCTTTTAGAATTATTTGATAAAATACAGGCACCATTTAAAAAACATTGTCCAAGTAATCGTAAAAATTTTTTAAGTTATTCATATACTTTACATAAATTTTGTCAATTGCTTGGTAAAACAGAATATTTAATTTATTTCCCACTATTAAAAAGTCGAGAAAAATTATTTGAACAAGAAAAAATCTGGAAAGGAATATGTAAAGAATTAAATTGGAAATTTGTAGCAAGTATATAAGGATTTAAAGAAAAGTTGTATATAAATATAAATGAGTAACACAAATAATAAAGAATATTCAATTGAAACTGACCCACTCTTTCAACAAATTTCTGATGAAAAAAAAAGTAAGATTTCCGAAGCAGTAGAAAAAAAAATCCGTAGTTTAAATTTGGATGAGAATGTAGAAGTAGATAATGTAAAAGTTCCTGGTCAAAATTATGCTTTAATTAGTATTGTTTCTCCACAGAGTAATCAGAAAAACAATAATGTGTGTCTTAAAATTAAAGGAGTTTTTGATAAAATAGAAGATGCTAAAAAACACTCTGAAATGCTGCACCAAATTGACCCGACATTTGATTTATATGTAGTTGATATGTATTCCTGGCTTTTAGTTCCTCCTGACCCAGAATTAATTGAGCAGGTACATGTTGATTTAAAATTAAATGAAATTATATCCGGTCATCGAGAATCTCAATTAAAGTCTAAAATGTTTTTTGAAGAACGTAAAAGAGAGCTACTGGATAATGCTGAAATAGGAAATGATGAAAAAAGACAGAGTAACGAATTAGAAGCTACTGAAAAATCAGAAAAAACTGTTCAAATTTCGAGACAAAATAGCCCAGTGTTAAATGGAGACAATTGTCCAAATTCATCACCTCTTAGTACAGCATCAGAGTTATTAGAAGACATTAGTAATAATTCGGTTGAGACACCAAGTAAATCTTGGGCAGATAAAGTAGAAGAAGAAGAAGTGAAGTGAAGTGAATTGAAGTGAATTGAAGTGAAGTGAAGTGAAG